GATCGACGAGGGCTCCCGCGAGGTCCGGCTCCCGCACGAGACCGGGGTGTCGCTCACGACGCGCGACCACGAGGACGCGTACAAGGCCGTGAGCATGTCGGAGCTGATGGCCGAAGCGAACTACCTCAACCCTGACGTGGAGGTGATCGCCGAGATCAACACGCCCGCGAGCTTCGAGACGTTTGCCGAGACCCTGAACACGGGATAAAGAGCGAATATGCTAATACGAAACGCCGGCCGACCGCGCTCCCCGAAAGCACGGTGTTGCTTGTAGCCTATGTAGCCGACCCTGATCGGAAACCTTCTTTTCTACACTATCCACAGACACACCGCTTCTACTCCACGCTTTCGCGACTTTTCCTCACACATAGGCTACATAGGCTACAATATGTTTCACGGCTTACCGAAACGCTACCGCGCGCCGGTGTGGGATCGGTGTCTACTGAACCTGTGACTGTAAGACGGCCTTACACTTGTGGTGAGGGACCCAGTGATCCATCCGCTCGGGGGTTCCGCCCTCATCGGCGTATTCCTCCGCTTTCTCTCGAAGTAGTTCCTGTAGTTCGCCCAAAGAAACCGGATCGTCGCGGTCCGTGGTCGCCTCTTCCACGTCGGCACAGATCGGCGAGCACGGTTCATCACCGACGGTCCATTTGTACGACATCGGTATGTCTATGCCCCGCTTTCCACGCACGTCGTCGCACTTTTGGACCGAAGAGCGTTCGGTCCATAGTATTTCTCCCGCGCGCTCATGGTCTAACCCCGTCCGTTCCTCGATCCGGGAGCGTGCGTCGTGCTTTCGCAGATCGTATGATTCGACGTATTCCTTCACCGTCTCGGCGATGAACCGCGCGTCGTCTGTGTTCACGTCGTCGTAATGCGTATCGATGATTTCCGCCCGACGGTCGACGTTCACCTTCCCCTCAAGAAGTTCGGGATCGAGGAGTATGTCCGATTCCTCCGGGTTCTCGATGTGGTCTTTTGCCGTCTCGCCCGGCGGATCGTTGTCGTCATCGCCTCCACTCCCGAAGAGCCGATCGAAAATACCCATGTGGCGAGATTTTCCCACGACCGGTTAAATCCCGGTCACGAATCCGTCATACTTCGGGGAAGGTGATTTCCAAGTCCTCGTTCCATGAAGCATCCACCTGAATATCTTCTAACGGCTGTATGGAGAGGGTGAACGACGTTGCCTCACTATCGGCAACTAATACGATCCACTCGTTGAACTCGCCACCCGCCGGCACCTCTGTGCTCAAGCGTGAGCCGTCAATAAGAACGGACCATTCCGCTTCATTTCCAGCGTCGTCGGTTGCGATCACAGTACCGCCTGCGAAGGAGTATGGCTCACTACCTGTGTTCTCGATGTGTGTTTGTAACAGTAGGAACACCTCACCCGACTGGGGTTCCCAAAACTGTTCCCCGTCGACCAATTCAGTAAACGCACCGCCATAGAACTCGGCGGTGAGTGTCGTCGACTGGTTATCCACATCGGTGTTCTCAACCTCGAATGTGGGCTGAGGATCGGCCGGAGTTCCAAAAGACGCCAATCCGGACGGTTCCTCTTCGGATTCCGTACCGTCGTCTGAACCGTCCGCACCGCCCGTGCCGTTCGTTCCTTGTCCTTCACCATTCGCGCCCGAGTCGCTTGTGTCCGATTCGGTTCCGTTGGAACCATCGCCGCCACACCCCGCGATCGATGTGACCAGTGACGCCCCCACTACCGCAGAGTATTCGCGGCGGTTCATGGTTCATCAATCACCGCAATTGACAAAAGGGTGTGGCTGCGTCTCCCGTCGAACCTTACACGGTACCGAAGATATCCGACGGGTCCGGGATCGACGTGTCGGTCCGTCTGTCGGTGTGAATGGCGTAGCGGCTGGCGTCGAGACAGTGATCTTCGGCGGCACTGGTCCCGACGTGTTCGGCCTTGTACCCGAGGAACTCCCGGATGAGGTTTTCACACTGGTCGGAGATTATCAGCCCCGGTTCACCGTCTTTCACTTCAAGGCGTTCACGCACGTCGGCGATCCCCGCGTCGATCGACTTCTCGGCACGGACCGCGTCGAACTCCCGCGGGTCGTACTCGGGGACCGCCTCATCGCCGGTGTCGAACGTGTCGATATCGCTCGGTTCGTGCTCCGCGTAGATCGTCCCGCCGGGCTTGTCGTGCGCGGCGAGCCACCGGAGCACCTCCCGGACGTGGGTGTCCGTCCGGTAGAACTCATCGAGCACGACCAGCTGGCCCGTGTGTGTCTTCCCGATCTCGATGAGCACGCGCGGGTCGCCCCACCCGGCGTCGTACCCGTAGATCCGCCAGCCGTTCGACTCATCGACGGCGTCGACGGCGTCGGCGTGCGTGACCACGTGGGTGTCGCGGGAGAACCCCGAGTAGACCAGCCCCGACGCGGCCGCGAACCCACCATGAAGCGCCTGTTCCTCACGGCCGGTGCCGGCATACTGCCGCTCGAAGCGTTCCTTCGTGGCGTCGTCGAGATACGGATTCTCAAGCGTGGAGGCACGGATCACCTCGATACCGAGGCCGATCGGGTCGCCGTCGGCACCCTCCCGCTTTTCGAGGATTTCCCACGCCGCGTTGTACCCGTTTCCGGTGAGCGTCCACATCATCGTTTTCGGACCAGCGACGCCGCGGAGTCGCGAGCCGATCATTTCCAGTAGGTCGTGGAGGTCCTCACCGTAGTGTGACGGCTCATCGAGCCACACCGCGCCGTACTCGTCGCCGGCGTACCGGTTCCACTTGTCGGCCGACCCGAGCTTAATCACGGTGTCGTTGACCAGCGTGAGCCGGTGTTCCGCCCGGTTGTAGTCGGCAACGATCGGCGACGTTTCCGGTCCGTTGTAGCTCGATGTGACCACGCCCGTGCGCTCGCCGGGGAGTTGCTCGAAGAGGATCCGGAACGTGGTATCACGCGCCTTCGCGAAGTCGATCCCGAGCGCCAAGAACCGGCTGCCGGGGTGTGTGATCGCGTTGGCGATGAGCCACCGCGCGCCGGCGACGGACTTCCCCGTCCCGTACCCGGCGAGGAACGCCACGATATCGTGGTCCGGCTCATCGAGCGCGTCGAGCGTCTCCCGCTGAGCCGCCCACACGTCGTACGTGAGCGTGTTCGTCTCCGGGACCCACGTCATACCGTCCGGGCGGTGCTCCGGGTCGGCAGCGCCCCACAGGACCGTGACGCCGTCGGCCTGTGCCTGTGCGTCGGCCCGCTGGTCACGCAGCCCCTCGATCTCTTTCTGTAGTTGGTGAGGTGTGGTCATGTGTTCCGTTCGCGTATCTCCGCGCCGTTTCTGATGAGGTCACAATTCGGGCACGTCCGGGGTTCGTCGACGCCGCGGGGTGTGAGCACGCGGGCGTACCGCTTCGAGACGTGACCGCCGCAGTTTTGACACGTCGGCATGGTCACGCCCCCGTGTCGAGTCGGTCCGCGTCGTCGACGGTGGGGCGGCCGCGGGCGAGGTACACGATCGCGACGACGATCGCGACGCCGGGGACACACGCCGCGGCGACCCACGGCCACGTGACCCGCCGGTCGGGATGGAAGTAGCCCGCCGCGATCCCGCTCGGCGTGAGCACCCACGCGAGCATGACGATCGTCCCCCATACCAGATCGGTACTCCACAGCGTCGGGATCGCCAAGAGCCACAGCCCGAGGCCGGCCACGACCAGCGCCTCACCGCGGGTGGGTCGCGCCATGTGTTAGGCCCCCCTGTCGGATAGCTCCCGTTCGAACTCCCGAGCGATGTTCTGGCCGTCGATCCGACCGTCGCCCGACCCCTGAACCATGATGTTCACAGTGTCGACCGTGACGGTGTCGCCGCCGGTCGGCTGGGGACCACGCTCGCGCACCTGTGCCGCCGGCATGATCCGCTCGCCAGCGTGGAGCATGGCCAACCCGTCGCTCGCGATCCGACCGCCCGTATCGAGCTGTGGAAGTGAGAGATACCCACCGCCGACGGTTCGCGATCCACCGCCGAGGATGTCCGGGATGTCGATGGACACACTCGGGATCGAAATCACCGACGGGATGAGGTCGTTAAATCGGTCCTTGAACGCTCTCGCCACGCGTGAAGCCATGTTACGGAACGCGTCGACGAGTTCGCCGGCGCGCTCACTCACCCCACGGGCGAGGCCGCTAACCCACGCTCGCCCCTTCGCTGCCATTTCACGGGCGAGGCTCAAGAGTTCCAACACGCGGGTGGTCATGTCTGTGATCCGTTGGACAACCGCGTCCCGGATCTGGACCGCGATTTTCACCGACCGTTTTCGCCACGCGAGCAACCGCTCGATGACGCCGGCGACCATCTGCCGGATGAACAGCAAGACTTTCTGCCGTGTCTGTGCGCCGGCGAGCCACAGGTCGCGCAGCCCCAACCGTGCGAGTTCGAGCGCGCCGCCGAAATCCCCGGTAAGTAGTCGCCCGGCTGCGCCGACGAGTCGACGGAACCCGGAGACAACGTCGCTCAAGTCGATCACCGCATCCATCACTTCCAGCGTTTTCGTCCGGATCCCACGGAAGTCGGTGATGAACGCGACTGCGAGCGCACCCACAGCCACGACCAACGCGGCGATCGCTGCGACGGTCGACACGGCGACGCCGGTGATTGCCCCGATCGCGACGGCTGCCGTTTTGGCCGCGGCGACGGCACCCGACAACGCGCCCCCGACGGCGGCAGCGGACTTGATGAACGCGGCGATCACCGGGAGGAGGCCGACGATCGTCCCACCGACAAGCACAAGCGCGCTTATCGGTCGGCGTATCGATTCATCGAGGCTACGGAACCGATTCACGAGGTCCAACGCTACCGACGCCAAGTTCGTCCCACCCGGGAGAACGTCGGACACGATTGTGTGGGCGAGGAGCGTGAACGACGCCCGTATGCCCGACATGGCCGCCCTGAACGACGGTGCCGCCGAGAGGATCCCACCCACGGCCGCGAGCGTGGCGACCGATATGGCGTTTATCGCCTGTTTATTTCTGTCGAGCCACCGCTGTACCTTTCCGGATTCGCGCTCGGCGGTGCGTCCCGTTTTTTGGATCGACTCCCTCACGCGACGATCATTCCGGGCGACACTCCGGGCACCCGATTGTTTGTACTCGAAAACCAGCTCGCGGACACTCACGGCATGAACACCTCATTCAGATCGATGTGGCTCATGTCCGGGTCCGGATCGTCGAACGCGATCCCCACATCCTGTAGCACGTCCCGCACGTCGACCGGGTCCTCCGGGTTGGTGTGGAAGTGGTTCATCACCGTGACGATCGTGTCGTCGTCATGGTCGCCGTCGCGCTCGTCGATCGTTTCGAGCACGAACGCGAACTTCCGCTGTTCACGCTCCGGGAGCCGGCGGTTGTACCACGCCGACACCTGTTCGTCGCTCATCCGGTCTTGCGCCGGCGGGAAGGGGTAGGTCGGTTCGACCATTAGCGACTCCCCTCCGATTCGGTGTCCGCTTTCAGCGCCTCGATCTCTTCGGCCAGCTCTTCGAGGTCGCGATCGTTGGCTACCTGCCGCCGGATGTTCACGGTGTACGCGAGCGCCCGAATCCACTTGATCCGGACTTTCTCATTCTCGGCGTCGCGGACACGACCGTCCTCGATCTTCCGGCGCGCCTCTTCGATCGCCACATCGAGGTCCGCGAGCATCTGGTCGTAATCGCTCACGACCGCGTCGGCGTCGTCGGCCACGGACGGCGACGTGTCCGCGCTCATGCCGTCTCACCCGCGAGGGTCCGGAGGTGGTACCCGTCTAACGTGAGGTCCGGTGCGTCCCCCGGCAGTTGGCGGTACTTCTCGGCGATTTCCAGCGCCTCCCGCTTCTCGTCGTCGCTCGGGCGGTACGCGTCCCGCCCGCCGTGTTTGACACGGTTGGCGAAGTCGCTCACCGACTCATGGCCGCCCGTGACCGCCCGCGACGCGAGATAGGACGACGGTCCGTCCCAATCGCTCATCGAGGGCTTGTCCGTCTCGTCGTTGTACTTCTCGACCACAGCCCGGCGGAACCGTCCCCGCTTGAAGCCGACCGGCGCGTCCGCGTTGATGACCGCCCGGAACAGCCCCGCGTCGGCGTCGACGGTCACGTCCGCGATCTCATACGCCACGCCGCGCCCTTCGACGACCGCCCGCACGGCGTGTTTCCGCGCCAAGTCCGCGAGCCTCTCGGGTTCGTCACGCGGGTGGTCTAACGCTCGATCGAACTCTACAGTCACTTCGTATCGGTGGGTGAACATTACTGGAAACCTCGAAACTGGTCGCTGGTCGGTTGCGTGTCGGTACTGTCGTCGACGCCGTCGCCGTCGGCGATCTGGTCTTCGAGTAGATCGAGCCGGTCGCTCATCACGTCGAACCGCTTTTTTACCGTATCCAGCGATTCGACCACCGCCTCGGTCGCTTCGGTGAACGTGAACTCGGAGTCCTCACTGTCGCCGCCGGCCGCCTTCGCGGTGTCGTCGATGAGCCGATCTTTGACGGCGTCGGCGAGCGCGTCGAGCTGTTCGTCGGTGAACTCCGCCGGCAGCGCGTCGTCGGCGTTCTCCACACTCTCCGCGTCGG